GTGCACCGTACAGCGAACGCTTCTTCGGCAGCTTTGGCTTGGGCAAGCTCAAACGCTACTTCGGTGAAATCTCCGAAGCTATGGGTCACAGCGGTATCGTGGACTTCATTGACAACATTGGCGGCTTGGAGTTTGAAGCCACTATCGGCCAGCGTCCAGACCGTGACGACAAGACCAAGCTGTACAATGAAATCAAAGCGTTAGAGCTGCCAGCAGGTTAAGCCCTGTACCATCTAGCCCCTGCCAGCGTAATGTTGGTGGGGGCTTTTGCATTAACAGAGCCTGCAAGCTAAGGAGTCCCTATGGCGCAGCACAACAGTTTGATGCTGGTAGTCCACGCAAGAGACGCAAAGTACAGTGGCAAGATAAACACCAGCAACTTCAGTAAAGTGTATATACGCAGCGAGCAGTTCCACACGTGGACACAGGTGAAGGGTGAAGCCCGCAAGCTGGGGTGCACAGCCATTGCAACCACTCAGTTCCCATTCTTCTTCACTCAACTGGAGGGCACAGCAGATGCTAACTGCGGTAGCTTGCTTGAGCGCGATGGCTTGCAGGTGCTCCTGATACCTGAGCTTGCACGCACTTGGAAAGAGCCGCACATGGTGTGGTATATAGACCGCCTGCTCCGTAAGCTCACGCACCCACGAGAGTTCGTGCAGCCTACACCGTTCTTCTACACAGAAGTTACCTCAGCGCACACACCAGCTTGGCTGGCCATTGCGAACAAGGCGTTCCTGTGTGCAGTGGACATTGAGACTGTGCGCGGGGAGGAAGGGCTAGACCAGCAGCTCATCACCAGTATAGCATACACGCTGGCTACCTTGCGGCCTGATGGTAGCATAGCCACCAATACTTGCGCCATTGACTTCCTCAAGGACTGGCAGGGTGCGCTGCACTTCATGCGGGAGATGAACGCAACAGCTGTGCCAAAGGTCATGCAGAACGGACAGTACGATGCCAGCTACTTCCTGCGCTTTGGTGCACCCATGCGGAATTGGTTCTATGACACCTACAACCTACAGCACTGTCTGTACTCTGAGCTTCCTGCGGACATTGCATACATGGCGCAGCTGTACTGCCTCAAGGTGCGGTACTGGAAGCAGATGGCTGGATACAATCGGCTAGAGTACAATGGCCGTGACGCGCACGTTACCCTGTGGGTATGGCTGGGGCAACTGCGCCACATACTGCAAGGCAAGCACCAGTACGCAATCCGCAACTACCTGCAAGAGTTCCCTCTTGTGTTCCCTAGCCTGCACTGTGGGCTTGAGGGCATACTGGTGGATGCAGCAGAGCGGGAACGGCTGAGTGCAGCAGAGCAGGAGAAGAAAGCCACTGCACTTGGCAGGCTGCAGTACGTGCTCGGTGTACCTAAGTTCAACCCAAGCAGCCCCAAGCAGGTAGGCACACTACTGGAAATCATGGGGCACAGCAGCGAGGACGGCACGGACAAGAAGGCCATGCAGAAGTTCGCAGAGCGGCATCCCCTGAACCTCCTGCTAGTGGAGCTTACGCAAGCGTATCGCAAGGCAAGTAAGGCTATCAGCACCTACTACGAGTTCCCGCTTATGAGTGGGCGTTTGCTCTACCAGCTAGACCCAGCAGGTACAGAGACAGGGCGCATGGCCAGCAAAGCCAGCAACTTCTGGGTAGGCACACAGATACAGAACATACCAGCGTACGCCAAGAGCCAGTTCATACCTGACAAGGGCTGGCTGTTCGGTAGCGTGGACGGTAGCCAAGCAGAGAGCAGGTGCACAGCGTACATAAGCCAAGACCAAAACCTCATGCACACTGTGGAGACTAGCCCTGACTTCCACTGTACGAACGCAAGCCTGTTCTTTGGCATACCATTCGCGCAACTCTACCAGCAGGAGTGTGTGCTAGAGGACGGCTCTGTACTAGAAGCTAAGGTGCTCCGCAAGGACATCCGCACCACAGCCAAGAGGGTGAATCACGGAGCGAACTACAACATGGGAGCGTTCACGCTGTGGGAAACTATGGGCACGAAGGATGTGTTCAAGGCAGCCCGCTTGCTTGGCTTGCCGCGCTACTTCGGGGCTATGGAAATCTGCAGGCACTTGCTGGGCTGCTTCAGCAACGCATACCCTGACATTAAGGGCAGGTGGTACGGTGAGGTAATCAGTGAGGTGTTAGCTACAGGCAAGCTGGTAGGTGCAACAGGATGGACACGGAGAACATTCCTGCGCCCTAGCCCGCACAACAAGCCAGCACTGAACGCTCTAGTGGCGCATCCACCACAGAGCCTCAGCGTAATGATTGTGAACAAGGTATTCTACAAGGCATGGAGGATGCAGATGACTACCCACAGGGGCAGGCTGCGCATCAAGGCACAGATACATGATGAGGTGTTCTTCCAGTACAAGGAGGGGCATGAGGCAATAGCAGAGGAAATAGGGAAGGTGTACAGAGAGGAAACAGTGCAAGTGCATGGCCGCACCATGCGGATTCCAAATGAGCCTAAGTACGGAGCAGCAAATTGGGCACTACTAAAAGAGTAACTTATGCCACACATACTACACAAATACCTACAGTTCAGGCAGCGCACAGAGAGTCCCACAACATTCCACCGTTGGAGCTTCCTTAGTTGCTGTGCTGCTGTACTGGAGCGCAACGTATGGTTCACAGACGGCGACAAGCAAATCTTCCCCAGTATGTACGTCATGCTGGTTGGAAGTCCTGGAACTCGCAAGTCCGCAGCTATCAAGGGCTGCACCAAGCTGCTTGAGGAGAGCGGGTACAAGAAGTTCTCAGCACAGAAAACCAGCAAGCAGAAGTTCGTGCAAGACCTAGCGGAAGCTAACTTGGGTGACGTGCTTGACGGCAAGACTGGGCTGTGCGACGCCACCTTCATTGCAGCAGACGAGTTCCTAGACTTCATAGGCGTGGGGAACATAGAGTTCACTACCCTGCTTACGCACCTGTGGGACAACCACAAGGCATACAAGGAGAGCTACAAGAACAGTACCAAGAGCTATGTGGAGCGACCGACAGTGAACCTGCTAGGTGGCAGCACTCCAGCGGGTTTGCAGACAGGGTTGCCAGCGGAGGCTGGAGGCACAGGGTTCTTGAGCCGTACCATCCTAGTGTACGGTGAGCCTAGCACCCACAAGATTACCTTCAGGAAGGTAGCCACAGAAGCAGAGAACGCTGAGTACCTTGAGTTCTTCCAGCGTCTGGGGCAACTGAAGGGTGAGATGTTCTACACCTCTGAGGGAGCTGACCTGCTGGATAGCATCTATCAGGAGAGCACTCCGCTGGATGACAGCAGGCTCACCTTCTACCACGCTCGCAGGTTGGAGCACTTACATAAGCTGTGCATCATCATGGCTGCTCTACGTGGTAAGCTCACAATCTGTGAGGAGTGTGTCATGGAGGCTAACACCATACTCACCTTCACGGAGGAGCACATGAGCAAGAGCTTCGGTGAGTACGGCAAGAGCAGGCACGCTGAGGCTACACAGAAGATAATAGCCTTCATGGAGGCAGCTAACCGCCCAGTTACAGCGGATGAGATGTACAAGGCTTGTAGCCAAGACCTTGAGCGGTACGCTGATATCTTCCTCATACTACAGAACCTACAGCGAGCGGAGCGCATAATCTGCTCCCACAAATCCTTCATCCTGCGCAAGACCAGTAAGAACGACCGCAGGAAGTACACACGCTTTAAGCTATACATAGCGGAGAATGACTACTATGAACAATACGAAGCCGACCAGCAGCAGCTCAGTGAGCTACTCGGAACAGCCACGCAGCCCCACGGGCTGGATAAAACTTAGCTCAGGCACTCTGCCTGAGGAGGGCAAGGTAGTACCCATCATGGCCTACTTCGGTAGCTGCTTGCGAGAGTTCGCAGGCTACTGGGTTACCCCTCCAGCCCCCGAACCCACCGAAATTGAGGCCGAGCTTGTACCTGCAGCTCCTGAGTGGCGCACAAGCAGCGGCAACAAGCTCACTTGGGTGGAGGCTTGGTACAGCGTACCAGCTTACACTCCCCTGCACATTCGCTAACAACAAGAGAGCCCACCATGAGAAACATCTTACTTGCATACCTGATAACTGGCTTAATTCTTGCAGCCATTGGCTTCACGCCTAGTGGCAAGTTAGCACTGGACTGCTTGCACAGCTACGGCATACTAGCTTGGGTAGGTGTTATGTACCTGCTGTACCAATTGGTAGCCTTTGTAGTGTATGCCTTGCTAGTGTGGCTAACCTGCTTGTATGAGGAGCACAGAAATGGGCGCACATAGGCATGAGGCTATGTTCAACCTGAAGCGTGGCACACTTAAGGTACTAGCTTGGAAGTGCAAGATACCCTACCAAACAGCAGCCATGCTGCGAGTACGGTTCTACCTGTTCGACGAGCTGGAGCTTGAGGCACTATTTGCCGCACACGCTAAACTTAAAGGCAAGAAGAAGGGCTTCCTAGCCCGCACCTGTTTCCCTGACATTCATCCACCCCGTCCGCTGCATATGCAGCATAGTCATTACCAGTAACACCTGCGCCTGAGGAGGCATACCATGAGCAACATACCACACACAATATCTTCCGCTATCGTACCCCGCAGCTTATACGCACTAGAGCAGAGCATACTTGGCTGGGCACACGAGCGAAATCTAATCCATGGCAGTACCTGCCGCAAGCAACTAGCCAAAACCTGCGAGGAGTTCGGGGAGCTGGCAGCAGGCTTGAACAAGGGCAAGCGCGCTCTCATCATGGACGGTGTAGGGGACGTACTGGTCACACTCATTATTGCCAATGGCTGCGCAGGAGGAGAGTACCTGTTCAGCTCTGAGGAAGCAGAGAACGACTGGATAGCCCCTGCTCCACAGGTGCGCAGCATGGAAGCAAGCGAGCTGGTACATGAGCTGGTTCGGGAGCTTGCATACATTTGCAGGAACAGTGAGCCTGCTGACGTGTACCGCACTGGCCGCATGAAGGACATGGTACGTGCACTGAACGCAGCCAGTGCTTTCGCTGGAGCAAGTCTTGCAGAGTGCTTGCTCACAGCTTGGATGGAAATCAAAGACCGCAAGGGGCGCATGGTGGATGGCGTGTTCGTGAAGGAAGCTGACTTGCCCCCAGTGGTGTACGGAAGCGGAACGGTACGCAGCCCTGAGCAGGAAGCTCCTGTACTACCTGACCACAACTGCTGAGGTGTGCCATGAGCCCTGAAACAGCACAAGACCTGCAAGACCTCAACGCACAGTACCCGCATCTGATGTTCACAGCAAACGGAGAAATCTTTTGCGTTGCGGACATAGTTCGGTTAGAGTGGGTAGCAGACAACGCAGGCACTAAACGGCTGCGTATGTTCCCCACGGCTGGTAGCCCAGCCTTCATACTCTCGCAAGCAGAGAGCCTAATCGGTTACAACAAGTGGCTTGCAGAGCACAGCCTGTAAGCTCCACCGCACCTAATCCACAGCCACACCACAGAGGAACACACCATGCTACCTTTAACCTCCAGCACACGCGGACTGCTTCTCTCACTTATTGCCAGCTTCGGCTTATCAGCTTACACAGAAGCTGCTGCTTATGGCAAGCCTATGCAAGTAGAGCAACCGCCCCAGCTTATTGCCAGCACACCTTCAAAGCCACGTCGCCGCAACCACACCAATGGTAGAACTCACAAGCAGAACTTGCGAGCCAGCAAGCGCAATGGTAAGTCATATAAAGTTCGCAAGCAAGCCTAACCTGCCCTAAACCACACCCTGCCAGCCTCCGTGCTGGCTACAACCTTTTGAGAGTACAAATCATGAACCACCAAACTACACGCCCACAAACAGCAACAGAAATCCTCAAGACAGCAGCCAGCACGCTAGGCGAACGCGGCAAGCAGTACGACCCAGCAGGCAAGCAAGAGCGCAGCATGACTGCTATCGTTGCAGCCTTCAACGCTATCTACCCTCGCAACCCGCTCACAGTCCACATGGGCTGGCAGTTTATGAGCTTGGTCAAGATGGTGCGAGGTGCAACCAAGCCTCACGCGGACTCTGCACTAGACCAAGTAGCCTATGCTGCCCTTGCAGCAGAGTGTGTGGCGGAGCAACTGCACCAGCCTGCTCCTACCGCACATCCAGCAGAAGAACCCACCAAGTATTATGTGGTGCTAAGTCAGCCAGAACTCTACGATGCACAGAAGGAGTTCATCATGGAGCAAGTACTGGCAGGTCACAAGGTGCAGATTATGTCAGACGCTACTGCGCGCAGGCTGCACTTGGAGGAGGAGCTTGAGGAAGAGCCTATGCCAACAGCAGTCAAGCGAGTAGAGCAACTTCTAGCTGAACTAAAATCAGCTCAAGAGCTTGCCAACTATCGTGATAAGCGTAACGCTGAACTCTGTGCGGAACTTGAGCAGGTACGCAATAGCTTGCAGCGTAGTGCGGAAGCATCTGACAGGCAGCGTGCATGCCTCGAGGAGCGTGGCACTCGCTTGAAGGAGCAGCATGAGCTGATAGGGAACTTACGCAGCTCGCTGGCACAAGCTACCAAAGAAGCTCCTTGTGCGCACAACACGGATGAACCTAAAGCTGCCCAGCAGCCGCAGCCGCAGAAAGCTCCACGCCCTGAGTACGTTGACCCCTTTGACCAGTACGGTGACATGCGCTCCCCTATGCACCGCATTGTAGGTGACCGTGACCCAAACCGCGGTGGCCTAGCGTACCCAGCAGGTAAAGATGCGCCAACCCCACTATAGGAGCTTGTTATGAAGCACTATGTACTAGCCTTCTGTAGGCCACAGTATGAACGCTGGATGCACATCACAGGCAACACACCAGTTACCAGCACTTGGGTGCAGCATCACAGCCAGCTTCTTGGGTTGGACGGGGTAAGCATTGTGGAACTTCCTGACTGGAACCTGAGTAGCCATCTTGGTCACGCTATCCCCCGCCCTGAGCTTGTTGAGATAGAGCAGCAGATAATAGGCATGGAACGGTTAGGCCGACTAGCAATGCGTACTGTAGTGTACAGCATGGACAAGCTGGAAATGTTGCACCGCTGAAACAAGAAAACCCCCGCAGGCACTAGGCTTACGGGGGTTTTTTATTGCCTAGAACTCAGGCATACTATCTTGTGCAGGCTCTGCCTCCTGCTCCTCACTGTCTTGGTCATAGCTCCATGCTGGCTTGTCCGCACGCTCCTGCATTAAGCGGTTGTATGCGCGACTTGTGGGGTTGTCTCCCTGCATCTTGAGCCTGAACTGCTCAACACTTCCCTGACTTGCCTGCCCCATGTTGCGGCTGAAGAACTGGTGGAAGTTCTCAGGCGTGCCCCCTGCGCTACTGTACTCCGAGAAGAAGTTCATGTAGCTCTCGTCACTCACCCCGCTGTCACCCTGTAGCTGCACCCGTACCCGCGCACCTAAGTCCGCAAGGGTCTTAGCTTGCTCCTGCTGGTAAGCTGTACGGCGGTAGTAGCTATCAAGCAGAATTGCTTCGGTCTTGGGCTTACCGCCTAGCAGCCTTCCTCCCATAGCAGCAAAGTTGAAGCCTGCATCAGGGTCGTAGCCAGTGTAGTTCGTGTTCAGGAACACTGGAGTGCCGCTGTTAGTGGTCACGTTCCCCATGAACAGAGTTCCCAGCCCTTGCAGCGGACGGTTCAGTGCGTTGTGAGCAAGCCCGTAAGCCAGCGCGTTCCCCACCTCCCCTGCGTTCTCCGCACCTGCCACCATCTGTCCAGTCCGCACTATGTTAGCTACAGCCTTAGAGATAATGCTCACAGCTGGCAAGTCCTGCACAGTGGTAGGTACTACCAAGTTGTGGCGCAGTACCATGTCACCCCGTGAGAAGAAGTCCACAGGTGTAATCAGCGCATGGCTGCCAAGCCCGTACAGCATATAGCTTCCGAAGCCAGTTGGGTCTGACTCGCTGCCTGACAGGCTGTACACATCCAGCTTGCCACGGTTGGTGTCCGCTACCATTTGGTTCAGGGTAGTGAACGCTGGCAGTGAGCGGAGGCCGAACACTGTGCTCTGCATGAACGCTGCAATTGCAGCAGTCTTGCCCTGCCCCTCACTGATGTGCCGAGTCATGTACTGCGCTACGTTGAACATGTAGGTTTGGAACAAGCCAATGCTCTGGCCTACCACGCCACTGAACAGCTGTACCCGCTGGTGCGCACGATACACGCCATGCACCTTGTCCACAGCATTCCGAGCCAGTGCGAACACCTCATCATCCCCCAAGCCCCGTGCCTCACCAATCTTCTTCATGCTCCATGCAACCATGAAGCGGCTCATGTCCTCGCTCTTTTGGTGGAGCGTGAACTTGCTGCCAAAGGTTGCAAGCTGGTCTACCTTCTGCTGCACAGTGTTCAGCGTATGGCGACCATTCAGGGAGCTGTAGTCGTGAGCCTCCAAGTACTGGCGGTTGTAGTCCGTGAGGATGAACCGTTCCCGTAGCTTTTCAGCAAAGGCTGCACCCTCTGGAGTGAACCAGTTCTTGATAGCATCTGCCATAAGCTTTGCAGCACTTGGCTCGCGCATACCATTCACAGGGTTCACCACAGTGGTCATATTCACCAAGTTCTTGCCAGCCTGTGTACCAGCCAGCGCAATCTTAGCTTCCTTGATTGCTCCATGCAGCAGCAGCGGAGTGGACATGATTTGCAGCGCAGAGTTCATGAAGTCCAATCGCAGGGTAGTGGAAGCTACCAGCGTATTGGCCAACCGCATCAGGCTGTTCAGCTCCCGTCCATCACTCACAACTTCAGACCTTGCAAGCAAAGTGCTAAGGTTATCGTACGGGTTCTGGAAGCCGTGGTCTTCAAGCTCCTTAGTGAGCACATCAAAGTCCTTCTGCGTGAAGCCCTTCTGCCCCTTCAGGGTGCGGATGGCCTCAGCTGTATGGTGGATTGCTGCGCCCCCTGTAGCACTTATGATATCATTCACTCTACGGTACGTGTCAGCAGAAGTGCCCTCGAAGCTGGCACTGTCAAGCATGATACGGCGAGTGCTCTCATAGATGCTAAGCTCTGCCGTGCGCTTGCCACCTTCCTTGAGTGCGTTTATGTTTGCGCTGTCGAAAGCCGCATTAGACTTGCGCAGAGCCTGCATAGTGCTGGCGTACTTGAGCTCCACAGCCTGCATGATTTGGCTCTCTGACTTGTTGTGGTGCCAGTTACGTAGCAAGTCCAAGCTCTCCGCAGCGTAGATATCTAAGCTAGGTTGTGCCTCGGAAGCTCTGCCCATGCGAGCAAGCTCAGGGTCAAAGTCGTAGTCACTGAACACCTTGCCAGCTTCATACTCTCCACGCAGCTGCTTCTCAAGGCTAACCTCCCCCTGCGAAACTATGCGGTGAGTGCCACCGTACTGCTTGGTTGCATACGCAGCCTTTGCTTCAAGCTCGGCTTGGTTAGCTCCGTAAATCATGAAGCGTCCTAGTTCCTCCTGCCCGCCTTTAGGTATGATGAACTTGAAGAAGGGTGTAACTCGCAAGTCCACTGGAGGTGCATAGTATATCTCAGGGTTGCGAGCTATGCTGCGCCCCTTAGCAGATGCAAGCGCCACATCATTCTCAATGTGCTTTGCATTCAGTGCCATGTGAGTATCCACCAGCTCACCTACCTCCTTCTTGAGCAGCATGGCCTGCTTGCTTCCTACAAGCCCATTCGCTATACCGCGTGTGGTGAGCAGCTCCATTGCTTGCTCCTCTGAGTAACCCTGCTTAAGCTGCGACTTCATGTAGTCCCCGAAGTCTGCGAGCTTCATTACCATGTGCGTTCCGCCGTCATCATCAGCCAAGCGGAACACACGGTACTGGTCACGGCGAGCCATATTATTGAACAGTGCAAGCTGTGCTCTTCCAGCCCGAGCCTCAGGGGTATCCTTACTGAGTGCTGCAAGATGCCCGTGCAGTGCACGCTCTATGACCTGACGGCTAGCATCCTTCTGTCCATGAGTTAGGCTACCAACATAGTTAGCCCACTCACGGAACTTGCCAAACTCGCTTGTAGCACTATTGAACATACCAACCTTGAGCTCAGTTGCGCTCAGTGTACGGAGCAAGCTCACATCCTCTGCAGGGAACATAGTGGCTGCAACACCAAGCACCTTGCCGAATGCTTTCTCGGAGGCCTGCATTTGCAGCTCGGTGCGAGCCATGATGCCATCAAAGTTACGAGCTGCAAGGTCTACCTGCTTAGTGCCATACTTCTTGTACCGCAGCATGACGCTTTCAGCTCGGCTGTAGTCCATCTTGTCCATAAGGATTACATCATCAGCAGCCTGCCCTAGAGCGAACTTCTCTCCAGTGTTCAGGAGCACAGCAATCTGCTGTTCGTTGTAGCCAGCCATTTGGTACGCAGCACGCCCAGCTTCCTTCTGTGCAATCACGTAGGCCAGAGCTTCAGCTTTTGTGAGAGCTTGTCCTGCACCATTCACGCTAGTGAGCCGCATAGTATCTTGGTCAGTCATACCTGTGGCCACACGCTCAATGCTTGGCATGTCAGTCTGGCTTGCACGGTACTCGATTGGCGCGCCAGCTACATCCTTGGAGGAAGCGGGAACGGTGCGGTACGCAGCCATTGGACGCTGAGCTGCTGCTGCGTGATGAGCACTCACTTCCAGAATAGGGTCTATGCCTGCTAGGTCAGCCTTAGCTTCACTAGCCCGTGCAAGCACCTTGAGTGGGTCTGCTGCATCTGTACGGTATGTATACTCTAGCTTAGTGCCCTTGATTGCAATGCGAGTTCCAAACTCCTGCACTTTGCCAATGTCCTGCGCGCGCGGAATCATGCCAGTCAAGGAACGCTGAGTGCGAGTGTTGTACCAAGCAGTAACAGAGTCCCAGCTCTTGGTGTATGCACCGTGCTTGTCTAGTAGCTTGGCCAGCTTAGGCACAGCTCGAGCTGCTTCTGCACCACTTGTGGTATTCTGTAGGCGCGCAGCTAAGCCAGACACTGCATCCAACAACTCATCTGCCAGCTGGGGAGGAATCTCAGTACTGCCTATTAGGATGCCCTTGTGCCCCTTGACTTGCTGCGATAGCAATAACTGCTTTGCTTTTGGTAGAGCCTTGCTGCCTGCTAACTGCCTAGCACTGCTTACAACCTGCATAAGCTTACTATCCTTGATAGCTACACCGTAGGCCAGCATCTCATCAAGAAGGCCACTCTTCTTAGCAGTGAGATTGCCAGCAATAGCTTGCCACAAACTGGTTTGCCCCTGCAAGCTAGCACGGTTCAAGTCTGTGAGCACCTGCATCTGGTCGCTGAAGCCCTGCGCATCCTCCAAGCTCTTCCCTGTGACAGCTCCACGGTTACCGTATGCAGCTAGCTGCTCGTCAAAGTGCTCCAGAGTGGGGCGCTCAATGCTCTGCAAGTTACCGAACACAGTGACACGGTCAAGGTCACTAGGCTTGGCTGCAACCTGAGTCACCATGTCAAGCCCTGCTTCATCTGCTTGGTTGAGGCGTACAGTGCTCTCCTTCATGAAGGCATCCACTTGCTCTTGAGCCTTAGCACGGGTGGCCACAGCTGCGGGGTCTGTGGAGTCAATGGCGTACTTGGGGTCATCATTGAGCAGCTTCTGCACACGAGTAGCATCGTACAGGTTATCACCAGCTGGCGCAAAGGTAGTGATTGCATCCTGCATCACCACACGGAGGTCAGCATTGCTGCCGCTCTCAATAGCACGGAAGGCTCCCTTGGCTGCACCGTACAAGCGGATACCATCAATAGTTGTACCGATTGCAGCACCAAGCGCCACAAAAGGCAAGCCCTCAGCAGCTAAGTTCTTGGAGCTGTCCCACGCACTGAGCTGGTCAGGATTCAGGAGGGTGTTCTGGTTGTTGAGTGCTATGAACGCACCCTCCATAACCAGCGCTTCTTGGATGTTCTGTCTTGCAGCCCAACCTAGTGCTTGGTTGAAAGCTGTGCCGCGCCAAGTAGACTCAGCTACATTGCTCTGCACAGCTGTGCGGAGAGCCTGCGCCTGTGAGCTCGCAAGCACGATGTCAGGATTGCTCACACCTAGAGCGTTCGTGAATCCGAACCGCCCAGTGCCTGCAACATTGCCCATAGCCTGAATGCCACGGAAGGCACGAAGAGCCATAAGCCCTGCGCCTACTGAGCCTACAACCAAGCCGCCCATGTCTGCCCCTACCTTGTGTTCTAGGTAGTAGTCCTGAGCCTCTTGGCCTACCAAGTTCTGCACAACATCAGCTTCATTGGTCATAGCAAGGTCTGCGCCAAAGGTGTTGCCTATGGCCTTCACGCTGTTCCAAATGCCAACACCTCCGCTGATTACGGAGGAGGTTACACCATACCCAAAGAACTCGCCAGCAGACTGGATGAAGCTCTGGCCTGAGCCATCCACTTCCTCATTGTCTACAGCTTGTATAAAATCATTGCTCATAATGAGTGCCTATAAAGAGTGTGCCCCGCACGGAGCGGGGACTTTGTGGAGTTACTTAGACTTCTTGGTCTTGAGTGCCATGATTTCTTCAAACAGCTTGTTGGTGTACGCACGGGCAGCCTTCTGGTCTAGCTGAGCTGCAACAGTTGCATACGCAGCATCAGCTTCGACCTCGTTGGCAATCTGCTTGCTATTTGCTCTAGCATTCTTAGCATCTATCTGCCCTGACACTATACTGTACGCAGCATCTGCAGCTGTATCCTTTGCCAACTTGTCAGTGAAGGCTCGGGTGTTCTTCTGCTCAATCTGCCCTGCAGCAACCGAGTAAGAAGCGTCTGCTTCTACGGAGTCAGCTAGCTGCTTAGTCTCTGCGCGAAGGTTCTTCTGGTCAAGCTGCACAGACAGCGCATCATACACCTTCTCAGCCTCAGTTTGTGCTGTAGCTGGAATGCCACCAGCAACTGGTTGGACAGTAGCTGGAATGCCACCAGCGACCTGCGGTGCGTGCCCTGCAGGAGTGTACTGGCTAGCAGTCATTGCTGCTTGCTCAGGAGTTGCCTGCAAGGACACTC